GGTCACCTTTGTGTGGTTGCTAACTGTAATTGTATTTCTATAGGAGAACGATGATGAGTAACGACGATGAACCAGTGCAGGGGGAGTTGAACCTTGTACCTAAGCCTACACCTAAGAAGCTAGTGGTATTGCGTAAGACTAACGATACCCCTATTAAGAACGGTGATGTTGTGTACGACCGCGCAGGGAAGCGGTACTACGTGCTCAGTATCACATGGGCAGGGATGAGGTGTGTATCCATGTGCCCTAACAAGTACCACTCAAGCGGTACGCACCATGACTTTGGTTGCTACTTGGAGGGTACGAGTAGAAAGGAAGCAAGCCACACCGCAGGAGGCAACAGCAAGAAAAAACTACGCGACTACTGGGAAGCAGGTAGATAGTTTCCCGACCGCATAACAATGTTATATCAACTGGAGAAAATGTATGACACAAGATATTAATAAGCCAATCTATACAAAGCTAGCAGGTGCTGCAAAGCTAATCGCTAGCACACCTACTGTACGCTACATACTACGCGGAGAGCCGGGACTCGGTAAGACTGCTCTAGTATATGCACTGCAAGACCTACTAGGTTATCCCGTAGCACGTATCGACTGTGCGAACCTATCCCTAGGTGACCTTGCTATACCTGTGCCGAACCATGACAACAGCACAATCAACTGGTATCACAACGCACGATTCAAACTGCAAGACGGCAAGCCAGTCATCGTTGTACTTGATGAGTTCCCCAAGGCAGGTGAGGAAGAGATGAATATGCTTCACCCATTACTTGAGGTGAACGACCCAAGGCTAGGCGATGTGCCTGTACCTGAAGGCAGTGTGATATTCCTTACGGGTAACATGGACTCCGATGGCGTGGGTGATGAGTTGGGGGAGCATACCAGACAGCGACTGGTGGAGTTGATTATCCAGAAACCTAACGCTGAAGAGTGGTTGAAGTGGGCAGCGGGTAACAATATACATCCGCTAGTCATGGCATGGGTAGATAGATTCCCCTACGCACTAGACTCTTACCTCGATGGCAATGTGAACGAGTTCAACTTTGACCCTACTAAGCCACAGCGTAACGTGGTGTCGGGTAGAGTGTTAGAGATTGCCAGTCGGATACTCCACCAACGTGAAGAAATCAACGACGATGGTGCACTACTGGCCGCGTTATGCGGTGCCGGTGGTAAACCGTTCGGTGAGAGCGTCATGTCGTTCCTTGCGTTCAACGATGCAATGCCCCCATTCCAATCTATTGTCGATGACCCTACAGGTACGCGCATACCAGCAGAGGCAGGAGCCAGAGCGGTGATGGTCTATGGGTTGGTCAGCCGTCTAACCAGAGATAACTTCGATGCGGTGATGACTTACGTAAAAAGATTCGACGAGAGTGACCCCGAGTGGTTGATGGTCTTTGGTCTGAGTGTCTCACACAATCCCCAAGTTAAGGACTTGGGATACAACAACGGTTCGTATACCGACTGGTTGAGAGAGCATGAGGACTTGCTATGAGAAACCAAATGACTCCAGAGCGTAGGCTTTTGAAGCTTCGTACCGGCTTGATGAACAGTAAACAGTTCGTACAGCTTACAGGTCTTATGATGTATGGAAAGCATGAGATATGTAACGAAACCCCAACGTGTAGCACCGATGGGGTGGACGAGTTCTATGGGCGTGAGTGGGTACAAAACAGTGACGACAAAGAGGTTGGGTTTGGGATTATACACGAGAACCTACACAAAGCAGGACGGCACTTGTGTATATATCACAGGCTATATGCAAAGGACTTCAAGCTAGCAAACTACGCGTGTGACTTTTGGAACAACGCTAAGATTGTGGAGGCTGACCCTGAGTGTGAGTACACGCGACTGCCCACCAAAGATGGCAAAGTGTATGTGTGCTTTGATAAGAAGTACATAGGTTGGAGTATCAAGCGCATATTCTATGACCTATGGGAGCAGAAGCAAGAACACCAGAAGAACCAACCCAAAGGTGGTGGTAGTGATGGCGGAGGTACACCCAAGGGTGGTGAAGAGTTTGTACCCCAAGGTGCAGGGGACTTTGACGATCACGACTGGGAGAGTGCGGGGGCGAAAAGTGTTGAACAAACAAAGGAGGAATCCAACGCGATAGCTCACGCAATGCAAACAGGTAACTACGCAGCACGTCAGAAGCACGGCTTGGGAGGCGGTGGGGATGTGCTAGGGCTGAATGCACTGGTTGCACCTACTGTGCAATGGGAACAAGAGCTACGAGCGTTCTGGTCTAGTACTGTGAAGAAGAAACAAAGCAGTACATGGAACAGACCTAACCGTAGGTTCTTACACCAGAACATTATCCTACCGTCACGCAAGGGTAGAGGTATCAACGAGGTGGTGTATGCCCGAGATACATCGGGATCAATGGCATCACGTAACCGGCTAGCACGAGTGACTTCGGAGGTAGTCCAGCTAGCAAAGCTTGTATACATCGAACGCATACACTTCATTGATTGGGACGGTGAGGTTGAACGGCACGAGATATACAAGAGTACGGAGATTGATAAGGCAGACATGACACTTAAACCTACAGGTGGTGGGGGTACTGACCCTACTTGTGTTTCTGACTACCTTACTAAGCACAACATCAAACCAGACTGTGTGATTATCGCAACGGATGGTGAGGTGGGTAGTTGGGGGACGTGGAGTTCACCGTTACTGTGGATGATTGTAAACAATAACCCTATCAAAGCACTGGTAGGCAAAACAATTAACGTGGAGGACGTAGCATGACAAAAGTTGTAATCAAAGTAGGTAGTGTATACCCCCGAGAATACGTGGTGGAACTAGAAGACGGGATGGCAATAATGAACATACTAAAAAATGCAGAGCGTTTTGAACATCATCAACCCTCGAGGTACAGTGCAGACGAGAACAAACGGCAATCAATGCACGTTTGGCCCACTGATATAGAAGACGCAAAGTACCGCCTAGACATACTGCCAGAGGCTACGTATCAACTGGCTAAGATGGAGGGTAAACGGGACGACTCTTAGTTTCCAGATCACATAACAATGTTATATCAACCGGAGAAAATGTATGAGATCAGCAAGCACTGAACAGTTACCAACGCTACGCACCTACGACGATGCAGTTAGGCATTACAGGAGTGTTGCACCTATTAGAGGGAGTGATAACTTACGACCCCTATCAACCAACAGGAGAAGAAAGACTCAGTACATAGAGAGAAGAACGCAGTACTTCAAAGGTAGACAAAGAGACGCAATCGCCTGTGTGCTGTATGACACAGCCGTACTTACATTCTACGACATGGGTGTGTATTCGGAAGTGGTGTTCTGTGATGGAGGGCATCAGACCATGACTACGTGTGCGTTTGCTAACAAAATACTGGGTATGCACTCACAAGACAACAGCATTCACTTTAGTAGACAGACGTTAAACCACAAAGCTAAACAAGTAATAGTCGTGGAGTCAGCGAAGACGCGTTACAACGTGGCACAACGTATCGCTATCCCCTCAAACACTCGAACGGAAATGCAGTTCGATAAACATAGAGAGTACTGGCGAATCAAACCCCCCGTACAGCAATGGAAAACGGAGGTACAACACAAGATGCTTAAGCAGAAGCTGGATTCAGTTGCATCGTTCGTTACAGTGGCTAGAGCTATTGCAAAGCTTACACAACTGGAAGACATAGCCAAGTTAGCACTGGACGTGTATGACCAAGAGCAGGGTACCTACTGTGAGGACTATCGTTACTCAGAGGGGTTATCACACTTAATTGAACCTATGGCTAAGATGGCTTACCACGGAACGTCTACTGATTTGTACAATCTAATGACAGGTAGTAACACAGAGCAGGTGCTGGCTACACACTGCCTACTACTCGCAGTAACTTATAGGGGTCACCCCGCATGGAAGTACCGTACACACTATGAAGATGACGTTAGGGGTGCGCTTGACCAGTTAATTGATAACGCTGTTAAGTGTGCTTGGAGGCGTGAAATATTCAAGCAAGTAAAAACTGACAAATTTATCAAGCATGACAGGCAGAGGGAGTTTACAGGCCACGAGCCACACAAACCGATGCACTTACAAAGGGAGTTTGACTTTCCTAGGGCGTGTAGCAAATTTACTATGGGTAACACTTACAAAAGACAATCATTTAACTACTAAAGGAGAACGACATGAGTATTCACGAGAAAGCACTATTGGTTGAACTTAATATTTCTACATGGACAGCTAACAAACTGGACAGAACTAAGACAGATCAAATACTACACGAGAGTAATGCAGGTACTCGGGCAGGTACATTTGTCAAGAACTTGATGACTGGTACATCACTGGTCAAAGATACATCTGATTACGCGGCTTTATGTAGGACATGGAACACTAAACAAACTTTACCTTGGCAGGACAGAGGCCCGAGGTTTGCACCTACTAGCATGTTCATAGACTACAAGAGAGACGTGGACAATAGAGAGCAAACGTTTTGGAGTATGGTAGACGGTGTGGTGGATGGCTACGAAGAAGCAAAGGAAGTTGCGCGTGTCGCATTGGGATCTCTTTGGAACCCTAACGACTACCCAGACGCTTCACAAATACGTGCTAAATACGCTTGGTCTTTTAATGTTACACCTGTTCCAAAATCAGGACACTTTATGGTGGATGTACCGGCAAAAGAGTTGGCAGAGATGCAAGCGTCATGTGATGCCGGTGTTGATGTTAAATTGAAAGAAGCAATGCAATCCGCATGGGATAGGCTACACAGCATGTGCTTGGATATGAGTAACAAACTTACTGAAGGTGAAGAGGGTAAGAAGAAACGTTGGCACAACTCGTTCGTTGATAATCCAATAGAACTGTGTGATCTATTATCCCACATGAACATAACCAACGATCCCAAGCTAGAACAGTTACGCCGCCAGCTTGAGGTTACTATGTCAGGTGCAAACATTGAGGTGCTTAAAGACTCACTTGAGACAAGACAAGCATTGAAACGTGATGTGGACTCCATACTAAAACAGTGCGAATGGTAGGGGGTGACAATGGAAGACTATGAAGACGATAACTTACTCGATAAGAGTGAAGTACACCTACCTATATTCAACCCATTCGGAGGTATAGGGGATATATTGGACAAGCTACATCGGAGTAAGCCGGTGGACTTTGACCCAGAGCGTGACGCGGATACGGAATGGGGAATCATCCACTCTGTGTTTGGTAATCTCTTTGATAGGAATCGTCGTGCGGGGGTCTACAGTTCTAATGATCCCCACCCCGATGACGGTTGGCATGTGCTTTACACACAACTGGCTACTAGGTACAGCCCAAGTGAAGGGGGTTGGACAGGCCACATTGATTGCTGTGGGGTGTACGACTGTTACAGCTTCGATATACGTTACTACCGGCACACCCCGCTAGCGTTACGGGTGGCTATTGCCAAGCTTAAACTTTCGGGGAACGAAGTGTTTGTGCGTGATGTTGGAGTTAGGATAAACAAAAATAATTTTTATGTAACTAAAAAAGCAGGAGGTGGTATGGAATGGCAAACAGAAAACTCTTAGTAAAAATAAACGTGCGTATACCAGAGGAGGTGCTAGCACACTTTAAACAGTTCCCTAACTATACTAAAGCAGTACGTAGTGCGTTAGTGGAACACGTCGAACGTATTGAAAATCAAACTAAACCGGAGAAACAGTATGAGTAAACAAGAAGCTATTGACCTATTAGAAGCGACACGCCAACGGATAGCCGAGCAAGGGCGCATAGTAGATGACAGACTACTTAGCAAGGAACGTATGCTAGAGCAGGTGGTAATTGATTGGGAGAACGATAATGACTGAAGAAGAGATGAACATAGTAGTCAGTGAGATAGCGCGAGTAGCTCTGGGTATGGTGTTCACCGAAATTGGGGAGGCATTAGACCTAAGTGATGAGTATCTGTTAGAAATTCGCGATAATTTAGAAACTAAATTAAATCAGGAGAACGACTAATGTATTACATAAAACCAGAAAAAGGAGACTGTGTCTCATTTGTGTGCAAACGGTTACGCGACTTCAGAGGGAAAGAGGGAAGTCGGCACCATGTCCGTAAGCGCAAGAACATAGAGATGCTCGACTACATTCCGATTTACGAAGTAGTGAACGGTAAACTAAAAAAGACTAATGAAGCTGGCATTCTTTGGTTCTAGGAGAACAAGTGATGAATGATGATTGGGATTACAACACATGGAGAACGGCAGATTTAAAAAGTTTGCTAGCGGAGGTAAAAGGTATTCTTGAAGAGCGGGAGAACGACAGGAAAAAAGAAGTACCCCTTGCTCGAACATATAAAGATGATATTGCCGATCACTACGCGCAGACGTTACGCGAATCGAAGCGGATGGAAATGGAACTTAAAATTTTTGGGTCAATAGAGGAGAACAAGTGATGAATAGAGATAAAGACCCAGTAATGGTAGACCTTAACCGTTATCTTACAACACAGGAAGATGACTACGTAGACCCCATCGAAGCTGAGATACAATATCAAGAGTATCTTGCAGATAGCCAAGAGGGTGAAAGGAGAGAATAATATTTTCCCGATGGCATAACAATGTTATACACCCAGTAAACTTTTATTGACCCCACACTACGTGGGGTTTTTTTTGTCTTTACAAAGTCCAACCTCCTTGCTATGCTTCCTGTATGGCACTTACTCCCGAAAAGAAAGTTAAGAACAACGTAGTGCGCTTACTCAAGCAGTACGAAGCGTATTACTTTTTCCCTGCAAGCTATGGCATGGGGCGTAGTGGTGTGCCTGATATTGTGTGCTGCTTGAACGGTATGTTTATTGGCATAGAGTGCAAGGCCGGTGTAAACAAACCGACGGCGTTACAAGAACGAGAGTTAGATGCTATAAAGAAAGCAGGTGGTTTTTCGTGTGTTATTAATGAAACAAACATACCAAAACTCGCAACTCTATTTGATTACATACTGGAGAACGAAAGTAATGAACAAGGGCCTAGAGCTAATACTGTTGAGACTAGACAGTCATCCTGAAGAGTTTAAATCCAAAGAAAACATAGACGACAAACTACCTAGAAGCAATCGTGGGTACAAGTGGCGTTCTGTTGTTAAGCAGATGCTAGACCATCCACACAGGTATCCTTTTATAGACTCCGCTGACTTAGAAAAGTTAAGTAAAAAATATTGGGCACTCCAAGAAAAAAGCTTCAATCACCTTGTCATGGACATGTTGCTACAGGTTGATGATGACTGATGATAGTGTTGGTAGCTGTATCTACCAACATACTAACGGCGTATAGGTGTAGTATTTATTATGGATTTAATAACACTGGATTTTGAAACGTATTACTCAAAACAGTATGGCTTGAAAAAGCTGACTACTGAGGAGTATGTGCGACATAAAAAGTTTGAAGTTATCGGTGTTGCTGTAAAAGTAAACAACGATGCTACTGAGTGGTTTAGTGGGGGTAAGAAAGGATTACATAAATTTCTACACAAGTTTGATTGGGAAAACTCAGTGGCTCTAGCGCACAACGCTATGTTCGATATGGCTATACTCAATTGGCATTTCGACATAAGACCTAAGAAGATTGCAGATACGCTAGCAATGTCTAGGGCAGTACACACCATCGAGGTAGGTGGTAGCTTGGCAGCACTGGCTGAACATTATCGTCTTGGTGCTAAAGGTACAGAGGTGCATGATGCTATAGGAAAGCGGCGTTTGGATTTTAAAAAAGACGAACTTAGTGCTTACGGTGGCTATTGTATACAAGACGTTGAACTTACACGCAAACTGTTCGATATACTTACTAAACGGTTCAACGTGTTTGAACTTAATTTGATTGACCTTACAGCTAGAATGTTTACAGAACCTTCACTGGTGCTAGATACAGGAGTACTAGAAGCGCATTTGCAGGATGTAAAAGATAAGAAAGAAGCATTGATGGCGAAAGTAAAGCACGAGAAGACTAAGCTAACTAGCAACCCGCAGTTTGCCGAACTATTAATAGGCTATGGTATAAACCCCCCGATGAAGATAAGCCCCGCTACAGGCAAAGATACGTTTGCTTTTGCTAAATCAGATGAAGGGTTTAAAGCTTTACAAGAACACTGCAACCCTGAAGTGCAAGCTCTTGTAGCTGCTAGGCTCGGTGTAAGATCAACCATTGAAGAGAAACGGACTGAACGGTTTATTGCGATAGCAGAGCGTGGACCACTGCCCATACCCTTGCGTTACTATGCAGCACATACAGGGCGATGGGGTGGGTCCGACAAGATCAACATGCAAAACCTACCGCGTGGTTCAAAACTAAAGTATGCGCTGTGTGCACCCAAGGGATACAAATTTGTAGACTGTGACTTGTCTCAGATCGAAGCTAGAACTTTAGCTTGGCTTGCAGAGGCCGACGACTTAGTAGAAGCGTTTGATAGAGGCGATGATGTATACAAAATTATGGCAGGTGCCATATATGACAAGAAACCGGAAGACATTACTAAGGACGAACGTTTTGTAGGTAAGCAGACAGTGTTAGGTTGCGGGTATGGCATGGGCGCTACACGTTTCCAAGTACAGCTAAGTAACTTTGGTGTAGCATTGGACGAGGAAGAATGCCAAAGGATTATAGACATTTACAGAGATACATACGTTGAAATACCTCAGCTATGGCGAGAGGCTAACAACTGCCTTGATGAGATTATAGAAAATAAAGAAACTACGTTTGGTAAAGACGACATACTAAAGGTGCAGGGTCGTAAAGGGATAGAGTTACCCAACGGCCTGTACGTTAAATACCCTAATTTACGAGAAGAATACAACAAAGAAACTAAATACACTGAGATGTTATATGACACCAAGAAGGGTAGGACAGTTATACCTACTAGGTTATACGGTGGTAAAGTTATAGAGAATGTATGCCAAGCACTAGCGCGAATTGTTATAGGTGAGCAGTTGTTACGTGTAGCAAAGAAATACAAAGTAGTAATGACCGTGCACGATGCGATAGGTTGTGTTGTACCCGAAGGGGAAGTAAAGCAAGCCATGAAGTTTGTTGAAGACAGCATGAGGGTGCGGCCTGAATGGGCACAGGATTTACCACTTGATTGTGAAGGTGGGTTTGGTAATTCATATGGAGAATGTTAGACCACGGGGGTTGTCACTCACCCCCAAAACCCCAGTGAGCGGTGGGTAGGTTTCATACGCCTAAAACACTCACAGTATGTAATACAGCTTACCAACTCAGGTTATCACGGCACTCCCTTTGTGTCCGATAAGCTTCGTTCTCCAGCAGTATGTGCATACCGGATAAGCCACGCTACGGTTAGTCGTACTTCCTACCCCAAGAAGGGAAGTACGCACCAAATTTAAGGAGGTTGCATGAAACGACTAACCAAGGCAAGACTTAAAAGTGAACTGTTTGTCCTTAAGCAGGACATAAAAGACTTACGGCAAGCCGAAAAGATATGGGAAGGACTTCTTGCTAGTTGGCCTGATAACACTGACTACATTTTTGTTGAGGAAGAAGGCGCAGTTGAAGAAATTACTGGAGCATTACACTAATGACGCTAATGAAAAACGCTTTAGAGAAACAAACAGGTGGTAACCACTACAAAGATATGGCTATTCAACCTGCGGAGTACGCTGAAAAGAACGGCCTGTCGTTGCTTGAAGGTAACATCGTTAAATACGTCTCACGTTGGAAAAAGAAAGGTGGACTGACTGATCTACAAAAGATCATACACTGTGCGGAACTTATAATAGAAATACATAATGTGAAAGAAGACAAATGAAATTAACTATAGAGTTAGACGAAGAAGATGTGGAAGAAGTTATACAACTTATGCACAAAGTTATTGAAGCTGTGGGAAAGTTAGAGGATTACGTAGAGGAGAAGCAAGATGCAGTTTGAATATTACGCAACCATCGTAAAAATTGTGGACGGAGATACTGTAGATGTCGATGTTGATTTGGGCTGGAATGTTGTTATACGTGGTAGTGCTGGGCGCATCCGTCTGCATGGGGTCGATGCTCCAGAGTCTCGCAATAGAAACGTGGAAGGCAAAGCACATGGACTCCTTGCCAAAAAATTCGTACAGGAAAAGCTTAAAGTGGGAGGAGTATATAAACTCCGAACAAAAGAGAAGGGCAAATTTGGAAGATACTTAGGTGACTTTCAGGTAGGCAACAAGTGGTTGTGTGCAGAGCTTGTGGCTAACCAACTAGCTGTACCGTACACCGGACAGAATAAAAAAGAGATTGCAAAAGCGCATGAAGCTAATCGACTATTACTGGTTAAAAAAGGATTACTATGACCGCTTGGAGCTATAGCAGAGTAAATGATTTTATTAAGTGCCCTAAAAAGTATTATCACTTACATGTAAAAAAAGATTTTAAATTCTATGGCAACTCAGCGACTAGGTATGGTAACGCAGTACATAGAGCCGCAGAACATTACATAAAAAGTGGTGCTGAACTTGAAAAACAGTATGAGTTTACGCGTCCTGTATTGGATGCTTTTAATCGTATTAAAGGAGAAAAGCTTACAGAGCTTAGAATGGCTGTAACAAAATCAAGTGGCGAATATGCACCCACTAAGTGGGGAGCAAAAGATGTTTGGTACAGGGGTATAGCTGATCTTCTAATCATCAATGGTGATAAAGCTTTCGTTGTAGATTACAAAACAAGTAAGAGTGCAGACTATGCTGACATGAAACAGTTAGACTTACTTGCGGGTGCTGTGTTTGTACATTTCCCAGAAGTAACAAAAATAAAAGGGGGGCTATCATTTTTATGTTGCAATGTGTTTATAAAAAAAGAATACACTTCAGACTTGTACAAATCATACATAAGCGTTTTTGATGGCGCGCTTGAAAGAATAGAAGTTGCTAAAGAAGAAAACGTATGGAACGCTGTAGAAAGTGGACTGTGCGGGTTTTGTCCAGTTACTAGTTGTGAACACAATCGGGGTTAATATGGCTACTAAGAAACGAGATTACAAAGCTGAATACGCTAAGTACCAAGGCACAGAAGAGCAAAAGAAAAAACGTGCCCAGCGCAACAAAGCCAGACGCAAAGCTACACGAGAGGGTAAGGTTACTAAAGGTGATGGTAAGGATGTAGCACATAAGAAAGCTATAGACAAAGGTGGTAAGAACTCCGATGGTGTACGGGTAGAGACTGCCAGTCGTAACAGATCATTCCGCAGAGACTCTAAAAATAATTTAGTATCTGAAACAAGCAAACGCGAACGTAAAAAGAAGACATCTAAAGCATGAAGATAGTTAATAACAGAGCGATTATTCTAAAAACTAAACGTCCCCACATGGTTACCGAAAAGGTAAAGAACTACCGCATACTTGAAGAGCAGGGGGGTGTTTATAAGTTAGCTATACGCTGGGATTTGGAAGGTGCACAAGCCCTCACTGATTTGAAGGTCAAGAATGTGCCCTCTCCCATAAGTCGTGACTATGTGTGGGGAGGACGGTATACACCGTTTGACCATCAGAAAGAAACATCTAGCTTCTTAACGCTCAATAAAAAATCTTTTTGTTTTAACGAACAAGGTACAGGTAAGACTGCATCTGTTATATGGGCAGCAGACTACTTAATGAATATAGGTGCTGTTAGCAGAGTACTAGTAATATGCCCGTTATCTATTATGAAGTCTGCATGGCAAGAAGACCTGTTCAAATTTGCTATGCACAGAAGTTGTTCAGTTGCTCACGGCAGTTCAGCGCAGCGCAGGAAGATACTCAATGCTGGATCAGAGTTTGTTATTATAAATTTTGATGGCGTGGCAGTAGTGAAGGACGAGATACTAGAAGGGGGTTTTGATCTAGTAGTAATTGACGAAGCTAACGCTTACAAGAATGCACAAACTAACAGGTGGAAAACAATACGGGGCATAGTCAATAGCGTAGATTGGTTGTGGATGCTTACTGGTACGCCAGCAGCACAATCTCCTGTAGATGCGTTCGGCCTAGCAAAACTTGTAAACAATGAAAATACGCCAAAGTATTTTGGGCAATTTAGAGATGCCGTCATGTACAAAGCTACTCAGTTTACATGGAGGCCCAAACCAGACGCAGACAAAATAGTACACAGAGTGCTACAGCCAGCGATACGGTTTGAGAAAGACCAGTGTTTGGACCTTCCTCCGCTTACTTATGTAGAACGGGAAGCGCCCCTCACTAAACAACAAGCTGCTTACTACAAACTGTTGAAAGACCGTATGACTATGGAAGCAGACGGAGAGCAAGTTACTTCAGTGAATGCCGCTACCAACCTTAATAAACTGCTGCAAATATCTGGTGGTGCAGTGTACACGGACGATAAAGAAGTTATTGAGTTCGACGTTAGCAACAGGCTAAAAGTAGTTAAAGAAGCAATAGATGAATCGTCTAACAAAGTTTTAGTATTCGTCCCTTTTACCCATACTATAGAACTGCTAAGTGAGTTCCTGATTAAAAACAAAATATCGTGCAAGGTAATATCAGGGAAGGTAACGGTTAATAAACGAAGCGAGATAATAAAAAACTTTCAAGATAGTCCGAACCCACAAGTATTAGTTATACAACCGCAAGCTGCATCACACGGCCTGACTCTTACCGCAGCTAATACTGTTATATGGTATTCACCCGTCACCAGTGTAGAGACATACCTACAAGCCAACGCTCGTATTGACAGGCCCGGGCAGCACAATCCCATGACTGTTGTGCACATACGTGGGAGCGAAGTGGAGACACGCTTGTACAATATGCTGCGATCCAACATAGATCAACACAGCAAAATAATTGATTTGTACAAACAAGAACTAAATACTTGACAATGTAAAAACGTTTGCCTAAACTGGCTGTCCCCTTAAAAAGGAGCGACAGTATGAACGGCAATGACGAAGCAGCAAAACTCACTTCTATCTACATAAAGATGCGGGAAGCAATTCTTGCAAAAGAAGATGAGATAAAAGTTATCAAAGCTCAACAGCAGAAGATAAGCATAGAACTAGACGAGCTATTCGGTGAAGAAACCGAGTCCATCAAAACAAAAGCCGGTACCGTATCCCGCAGAGTGCAAACACACTTTGGAGTAAGTAATTGGGATGAGATGTACAAATTTATCCTAGAGAACGAAGCTACTCATCTACTAGAGAAGCGTATTCACGGCGGCAACATGAAGGAGTTCTTAGAAGAGAATCCTGAAGTAGTACCGCCAAGTCTACAGGTAAATAGAAAGCACGTTATATCTGTACGTAAACCACCAAAGAAATGAACACACTACGCGTACAAGACGGGAGCTTCGTGCACCCCGAAACTGGTGAATTACTAACAGCTATCCAAGCAGTGGTAGTCAACAGTGGTACGTTATCGAGGTCTTACTATAGTGGGGATCAGCTAGCCTGTTGGTCTATAGGTTGTTCTTTCCCCAGTGAGAAAGCACCTTTCAAGCAAGCAAACAGATGCTTGGACTGTAGTAGGAGCATTAAGAATAGCCACCGTGCGGAAGGCGCACCCTGTAAGTTTTTTACATTTGTAAGAGTAGCACTGCTTGGTTCTGACACTGTGTACAGATTTAGGATAGGTGCATGGAGTCTTTTTTCCAGAGACGCAAGAGGGACAACTCTTTACAAGTACATGGATCATTTAAAACGTAACAAAGAAGAAGTAGGTAGCGTTTTAACTGAGATATATTTTGAAGGTACAGATGGAAACCACAAGATATATTTTAAACCCGTTCGTCCTTTATCAGAGGAAGAACTGCAAAACACAGCCAAGATAATCGAAGCTGTAGCTAATACCACTAACGAAGATGAGGAAACACTAATGTCATATAAGATAAAAAATGCAGTAGCAAAGTACCCCCGACTAGACCAACCTTACGCATTTGATAGGTCACAAGGGCCGAGAGGTCGAACTGTACCATGCAAATGGACAGCCTCCGGTGCAGCGTATACGACCAGTTTTGTAGTAAGTGAGGAGCAAGCTAAATCTATACATATGGACATGGTAAAGGCGTGGAAGAACGCTCCAAACCGAACAAAAGACTGGCCTGAAAGAATGGCTACAAAAAACATACAAAAAACAGATGAGGGTGCTGAATTTAAAGCCCAGAAAAAGGCGCAGTATCAAGGAGTGCAATCAGAGCGTCCTGCACAGTTCAATGCAAAAAACGAAATGCTGGAAGACGGTTTCCAAATTACTTCAGGTAGTAAAATAAACTTACTTGTTAATTTGTATCCTTGGTATAACGTCGAAGATAAAAAAGGAGGCGTGTCCCTGCAAATAAAAGGTGTACAGCTTATAGAATTTGCGCCCCCTAAAAACAAATCACCTTTTGATATAGAAGAAGGGTTCGCAGGTGGTACTAAAACATCAGCACAGTCTGAAGAAACTGAGGACAACAGTGTAATGTTCGAGGATGAAACGGTTGATAAACCAACTTCTGTTGACAATCTATTTGACGATGATGAAGAAGAGGTTGAAGAAATAAAAGAGCCGGT